ATCGCAGATATCGTCAGCGAGTTCAAGCAGGGGGACATCGATCGATCCGCGGCGGGTGTGATGCTCGGACTGCTGGGGATCGCGCCGGCAAACGTCGACAAGCTCTTGGGTCCTTCTGAGTCCGTCGAGTTGGAGGAATCGACCAAGACCTACAAGCCACCCGAAGGAGCTCAGGGCAACGCGAAGAAGGTCCTGGCATGGCGAGAGAAGCACGGCGACGCGGTGAAGGGGATGACTCGCGTCGGCTGGACTCGGGCGAACCAGTTGGCGAGCGGCGAGAATCTATCGCGCGAGACCGTCGGCCGGATGGCCGCATTCGGGCGCCATCGCAAGAACGCCGAGGTTGATCCGCAGTACAAGGACGAACCCTGGCGGGATGCTGGGTACGTCGCGTGGTTGGGCTGGGGCGGTGATACTGGGGTGAACTGGGCGAGCGAGATCGTCGCTCGGGAGTCGGTCGAATCTGCATCCGGGAACCTGGAAGAATCGACCGCGCGGCAAGTGGCGATCCTGGAGTCATGGGGCAAATATCCTTGAGTTTTGAAAGGTCACGCGCGAGACCTTCGGAGATGCGATGCCGGATCTAGCTGAACGATCGACCTATGAGCGGGCCCTTGCGTCGGACGTGCGCGAGGTCTTCGGACGGTTCCGCGACCGGAACCGATTCGATGCGGACCGGTTTGGCCGTGAGATCGCAGCGGCAACCCTGGAGACAATCCAGGAGATCCGGCAGCGGGCACTGATCGCGATGCTGATCCTCATCGCGGCCGACGATCAGGCGATCGCGGAATTGCTCAAGCGCAATCAGCGATCCATCGACGCAGGGGCGAAGGCTCAAGCCGAACGACTCGGGCGCGACATGGCGGCGACCTCGCGCGGATGGCTGGCCGACTCGGACGACTTCGCGCGGACGCTGGAGGATCGGGTCTTGGCGCCATCGCGGGCCGATACGGTGGGAGTGACTGAGACCACGACGGCGGTGAGCGAAGCGGAAGCCGAAGGGCAGGACATCCTCGAAGGGATCGGGATCGACACGGAGCCGCGGTGGATCACTCAGTTGGATGAGCGGGTCTGTCCGGTCTGCGGTCCGATGCACAATCGGCCGCGCTCTCGCTGGGGGTCGATGGGGCCACCTCCGGCGCATCCGAACTGCCGATGCTTCCTTGTCTATGCCGCGACCGTCGCAACTCAATAGGCGACCTTCCGCCAAAGTGATTACCTCCGCCGTAACCTCATGCGGAACGGAGGGTCTTTGATATGGCACGATGGGAAGAAGCCTACAGCGGTGGCAAGGTCGACCGTGAGGCTGGAGTGATTCGCGGGGTCAAGGTCTTGGGCCTCGAGTCGCGGAACCGTCGGCGATACTTGAAGGAAGCCGTCCGGAAGGCGATCCCACTGTACGAAGGGGCGAAGGTCTTCATCGACCACGACCGGAAGAATGGCGAGCGATCATTTAAGGATCGCTGGGGAACGCTCACGAACGTCCGCGCGGATGACAACGGGGAGCTGTGGGGCGACCTTGAATACCTCAAGAGCCATCCGCAGACGGAGATGATCTTGGAATCGATCGAGCGGTTCCCGGATTCCTTCGGGCTGAGTCACAACGCGGACGGCGAAGACAGGATGCAGAACGGGGTGTCGGTGGTGACTGAGATCGTCGCCGTTCATTCCGTCGACTTGGTGTCAGATCCAGCGACCAACAAGGGACTATTCGAGGGGTACGCAATGAGCAAGAAATTGGTGGAGGCTGTCGCTGGTTCGGTGTTGGCGCCGGTCCTGGCTCGCCTGCTTGAGAACGAAGGCTATGACGATATGGCGTCGATGGAGATCGAGCCGATGGAGGACACTCCGGAAGCTCATCTCGACATGGCGCTGTCGATGATGGTTCAGAAGATCATCGGCGACAAGTCACTATCGATGGAGCAGAAGCTGGAGAAGTTCCGCAAGGTGCTCGCAATGGAAGCCGCGATGCAACAGAGCGCGGAACCCGACGCGGCGGTAGCCGAAGAGATGGACAAGCTCAAGGAAGAAAACAAGGCGATGAAGGAATCCCTGGAGAAGATCCAGACGGAGGCGACCTGTCGCCAGTTGCTCGAATCGCTCGACCGCGAATGCACCGCTCCCCGATTGGCCGCGCTGATGGCCGTTGGTGAGCCGCTCCGGAAGTCGCTGGTCGAAAGCTGGACCGCACGATCCGAGGTCGGGGTCAATCCGGCCAAGCGACCGGCCGCGAGTCCTGGCAAGTTGCAGGAGGGAGCCGAAAAGTATCCATCCAGTTTCCAAGAGTTCATCCGTTCGATCGGCTGAGCCTGTTTTTCCAAGTGATTCAAGGGTTTTTTAGAAGGAACAGAGAACATGCCGAAGGGACTGAACCTGGACGATCGGATCCATCAGGTGATCTACACTCATTCGATTGTCGACGATTTCTACGCAGAAGACACCAACGTGTGGACCACGACCGCGACCGATAGCGGGACGTCCACCGTCGGCGATTCGGCCGGCGGTGTTGTGGCTCTCCAGCCATCGGATGGCACCGTTGCGGACAATGACGAGATTTACTTGCTGACGAAGGAGGTCTACCTGTTCGCTGCCGGCAAGCCGCTCTACGGCAAGCATCGCGTCCAGTTCACCGAAGCCAGCACCGATGACGCGAACGTGTTCGTCGGTTTCGGATCGGGCATCGCTGCGAACTTCCTCCAGGATAATGGGGGCGGGCCTGCTGCGTCGTTCTCCGGTGTTGGCTTCTACAAGGTCGACGGTGGCACCAACTGGAACGTGATCTTCTCGCTTGGGTCGACTCAGGAGAAGGTCGAGCTGAACGCTGCCGCGAGCCTGACCAAAAGCGCTCAGACGGCCGGCGGCGCAGCCTACCAGTTGCTCGAGATCGAAGTGGTCCCGACGACCTCTGCTCTGTGCGATGTGTTCTTCTACATCGATGGCGTCGCGGTCTACACGATGAAGGGCAAGACCTTCACGAGTGCAACCGAGATGAGCGCCGTCTACGCGCTGAAGAACGGCGGCGCGAACCAGGAGACTCTGAACGTCGATCTTCACGTCAGCGCTCAAAAGCGCTGATCCTTCCCCGTACTTGGTGTCGGTTTTTTGATTGTGGTTTGAAAGGAATACCAGATGAGCAGTGCGATTCGAAATCGGCACCAGGAGCTGCGGCGGTTGTATGAAGCCGCTCGCCGGGATGGGTGCGTTGGTCGGTTTGTTGAGGACGTGAAGCAGACTTTCGCGCGTGACCGGAGCGAGCTGGGGCACCGGTGGTCGATCCGCCACCTGTTCGAAAACTTCGTCGAGTCGGGCCGAGAGTACATCGATACTTACTGCCGACCCGGTGCGGAAGTGTCGAACTTTCAGGAAGCCGCAAACGCGGTTGATACTGCGGCGTTCTCCGTCCTGATGCAGCAGTTGGCCTTTACTCAGACTCTTTCCGGCTATGAGCAACCGGGATTGATCGGCGATCAGTTGGTCACGGTGATCCCGACTCAGTTCAGCGGAGAGAAGATCCCTGGCGCCGGCCGCGTCGGTGATGCTGTCGAGGTGGTCAACGACGGCAACCCATACCCTCAAGCGACCTTCCTCGAAGAGTACGTCGAGACTCCAGCGACGATCAAGCGCGGTTTGATCCTCGACATCACGAAGGAGATTCTGTTCTTCGATCGGACTGGCATTGTTCTGCAACGGGCTCAGCGGCTCGGTGAAGAAGTGGCCGTCAATCGTGAGAAACGGATTCTCGATGCGGTGTGCGGAATCTCGACGATCTACCGTCGCAACGGTGGAGCGGCTGTCGCGACCTACCAGAGCGACAACACCGCCACGACGAACGCACTGGCCGATTACACGGACATCGACGCGGTGGACCAGAAGTTCAACGCGCTGACCGATCCGACGACCGGCGAGCCGATCGCGGTGATGCCGAACGTGTTGCTGGTGCCTCAGGCCCTGCAGATGACCGCCCTGCGAATCGCCAATGCGACCTTGGTCCGTCAGACGACCGGAAGCACGATCGAGACCGAGACCAATGGGCCGCAGTTGCATCAGCGCTTCAGCGTCATCAGCGGCGCCTACGTGAAGAACCGAACCAGTTCGGACACGACCTGGTTCTACGGAGATCCGAAGCGGGCTTTTGCCTACATGGAGAATTGGCCTCTCCGTGTTGAGCAGGCGCCACCGAGCGACACCGCAGCGTTCGAGCGCGATATCGTTGCACGGTTCAAGGTCTCTGAGCGTGGGGCTCCGGCTGTGATGGATCGTCTCTACATGGCGAAGAGTACCGCCTGATCCGTTGCGTAGGGAAACTGAAAAGCGATACACTAGGATCCATTTTTCGGGGTGGATCCTAGTTTCGTTTGAGGGGTGAGGAATGGCTGAGAAGAAGGGCACGATTGAAGACCTGCGCGACGCTGACCGGCTGATCGCTGAGAAGCAGGCGCAGTTGGAGAAGCTGGAAGCCGCGATCAAGGAAAAGGAAGCTCGGGCGGCTGGAGGCGTGGTGGTCGACGGGGCTCCATTTCGCGGGAACGGCTACAAGTTCCGCGTCGGTCCTCGTGATCCGAAGTGGGCCGCAACTCTCCGGCCAGAGGACATTGAAGCCTGCGACGAGTCGGAAGCGATGCGGTGGTATGCTGCGACGCATCAGGACCCAGAGCGACCCGGAAGGGCACTCGATACGGTCAAGGTTGCGCTACAGGTCGAGATTATCGGAGGGGCAGAGAAGCGCGCCGAGGCATTGCGTGAGGCTCACAAGGAAGCGACCTTGCGGGCCAAGTTCGCGAAGACCGGGCAACTGACTGACGAAGAAACACGATGGATGGAGGAACGAGGCGTGACGCTTCTCTGAGCGTCGCATCCCTCTCGGATTGGCGGAGTATTGCCGACGGACTGCAACCGTGGAAAAGCCGCAGGCGGGGCCTCTACCCATCTCCAGAGGTGACCCGCCATTTTTTTCACTCATGAAAGGGTTATGTGATGGCCTGGAAAGTAAGATTCGACCGCGTGACGATTGATGTTCCTGAGGATGCGCCGGACTCGACGGAGGCGATTCGATTGGCTCGTCTGAAGTACTCCGGCGATGCTCTTGAGGTTTCCGCCGAGAAGGTCACGCGCGCGACCTTTGCAGAACCTGAGCCGATCGTCGCACCTGAACCACCACCACCGGAGCCCGTGCCACCGCGCCGGAAGAAGCGATGACATCCGCCTACCTCGCGAATCTGAAAGCCCGTCGCGATGCGATCGCGGCAGAGTTGGCTCAGCTCAACGTGACGAAGGCTGGCGGCAAGCCGAACATCGCAAGCACCGACGGCGGGACCACTGTAGATCACGTCGGCTACAAGGATGCTTTGTATCGCGAGTTGCGAGAGATCGACGGATTGATCCGGGCAGCGGCTGAGACTGAGGCGGCGATGAACGCTGGCGACGGTGGGCCCTTTGAACTTTCGACCGACCTGATTCCGTGAGGGTGCGATGACTCCGAGTGAATTGCGGGCACTGATCGAGGATGATCCGATTGCCAGAGCTGCAGTAGAGCTGGGCGACGATGAGACGTGCGCCGCTAGGTGCCGAGTGATTGCCGATCCGGTCCTGGAAAGTTACCGCGTTGCAGATATTAACATCGTTGGGATGTTCGCCAATCCTGTTGATGGTGAGGTGGTCTGCCAGCAGATCGAGGCAGTTGCGCAGGCCAACCCGATCGTGAAACGTGCGTTGAAGTGGCTTTTAGACCCTTCATCTCCTGGGTTAGACTTAGGAGATCCGAAGATCCGGCATCTGCTCACCCTGCCGATTGCGACTGGTGGTGTCGGGCTAAGTGCCGAGCAAGCTGCGCCACTGCTGCGAGCAGCAGAGAGACAGCCAAACATCACAGCCGCAGACGTTGCAGTAGCGTGGAGGAATAGCTGATGGCATTGCTAGATTACATTCAGATCACACAGGGCGCGG